CTAATGTAGCTTTAGTCTTGCTCCATTCAACTATATTTTTAAAAGCTTTACCAGCTACTTCATTTCCTTTTTCATCAAATACTTGTTCTAGCTCTCTAGCCTCTACCCAGGGGAATTGTTTTTTAAGTCTATTAGATATTTTATTAGCTAATTGTCTATTATCTGCTATAGATATACCTTCTCTAATAGATTGAAAATCTGTTCCATCATCATCAGTTTCTTCTACAGTATATGAAAATTTATTTAATATTTTTCCATCTGCACTAACAGGGGTTTTAGTTTCCTCTTCAACTTTTGACTTAACTTTTGTATCAACTGGTTTTAATATTTTATTAAATTCACTTAACTGATCTGCAGTAAATGTTTCTGATTTTCCTAATTCTTCAAGCCATTGATTGTTTTTTAAGGTTGGGTTTATTTCTTTAAGTATTTCTTTAAATCTTTTAGGATTATTCTTTGCTTGATTTACAAAAAGATCAGCATCTTCTACTTCAAATCCAATACTTTCTTTTTCTATTATTTCTTGCTCTACTTTAGTAGGTTTTACAACATCTGATTTAGAAAGTAAACTCATTCCTAAAAGAACATCATCATCTCTTCTAAGACTTAGATCTTCTTGTACAGCACTTACATTTTCTTGATCAAAAGCTGATTTAGGTGTTTCATCTGAAAATTCTCCACCTTCTTCAGCTATTTCAGATTCAGTAGCTTTTCTTTTTCCTGCTATATAATCTTTTGAAAATCTATAACTTGAACCTAAACCTCTAACAGATCTACCGGCAGCTTTAAATCCAAGTGATCCAGTAAATGCAGAAAAGAAAGCATCTTTAGCTTGATCAGAACTAGCAGCCTCTACTAAATCTTTTCTAAAGTTTTTAGCATATTCATTAAAATCTACATTACCTAGATCATCTGCATATTTTTCATATATATTAGATATAACTTGTTGAGATGTTTCTTGAGACCATTCTTGAACACCCTCTATAGCAATACCACTAATAAACTGTGGAGATTTAATTAATCCTTTTACAGCTCTATTTAAATTTTCTTGACCACCTTCTACTCCAGCTTTTCTTACAGCTACATCTATCATTTTATCATATAAACCTTTACCTGCTGCTTTAGAAAGACCAGCACCTCTTAAAACAGAATCTACTTGAAATTTTTCAAGAACACCTGCAACAGCACCATATAGACTTGATGTTGTAGCTGCTAAATCATTAGCTGTATCTACATCTAAACCTTTTTCTTCAGTTAAATATTTCATAGCTTGATTATAAGAACTAGATCCTTCTAATGCTATACCTGTAGCTATTGCTAGTGGAGCAGATGCTAAACCTGCAGCTAATGTTAAACCCCAAGATGGAGCCATTTCAGACATACCTCTTCCTAATAAAGTAAAAGGTGTCTTTAAAAAGTTTTCTTTGCTAAATTCAGCTTCAGGTGATTGTGTCCATAATAAGTGAGCTTGAACATCTGGATGATTTCTTATATAATCCTCTGAGCTTTTTTCACCCCATTTTCTCCAATCTTCAGATACATCTTGCAATACATCAGACAAGAATCTATCTTTCCATTCTAAGTTTTCTCCAGTCTCTGGATCAATACCCATCTCAGATATTTCTTTTAACTTATTATATTGATCTCTTTTAAGTTGTTCTTTAGCTTGATCTCCCACTATCATAGGAAGAAACTTTCTAGGAGTGTAGAAAAATTCTTCACCAAACTCTAATGCTTTACTTGCTGCACCAAATGCAAATGAAGGAACTTGTTGAACTGTTTCTCTCAAAGTATTTATTGTACCAGCTAAAAAGTTTCTTTCTGCTTTTACATCAGGATCTATTAGAGGTTGTTGTGCTGTTTTTTGAGGTTTAATAGATGGTTCTTTTAGAGCATCTATAGGTTTTTCTTCAGGTTCAGGAGCTACACCTGTATATTCACTAATTATATTTTTATATTGAGGATATTGATTAACTATTGTAGTAGTTACAAAAGTATCATCTAAATTATCAAATACTCCAGGAAACTTTTTTCTAGTTTCATCAGCAAATGTTTTTATCGTATATAAATTTTTCATTCATTTATATAATTAAAAATATCTGGTCCATCTAATTTATTCATACTCTCATTAAATTTTTCTATTCTATATAAATCATAAAAATGTTTTAAATGTTTATATACATGAGAAGTGTCTTCAAAATTTCCACTTAACAAATCATGAAATTTATCAACATCTATAAAGTTTCCTTTATCATCTACTATACCTGAACTTTTAATCCATTTAGATAATGCTTCTTTTTTCTGTTCATCATTTTTTAAATCTTTATATTCATCTAAATATTCTTCTACAGGTTCTTTTGTATTATTAAACATATTTCTTTCTAAATAATTTATACCTTCAAATATGCTTTTAGCTAAATTACTGGTTTGTTCTTTGAAGAATTGAGTATCTTTAAAACTATCTTTATCACCTAAAACTACAGGACTAATATTCATTCTTGCTTTAAATTTTTTATTAGGTTTATCATTTTTATATCCATCCATATAATTTCTATGAATAGCCCTAGGATCTTTAGCATTAGCTTTAGAACTTTCTAATGCTTTAATTTCTTTAAGTTTTGCTTCTTTTTTTCTTAAATCTCTTATATAAGAATTATCTAATTTTTTTTCAAATGTTTCTACTGCAGTTGGGAAAGTTTTATCAAAACCTATTTGCTGTATTTCATCTAAATTCTTTAAAATAGCATCTTCTGTTTGAAAATATTTTTCTAAATCTTTAGTTGTTAATTCTTCATCACCATCTAAATCTTTTAGAACAGTTGCAACTCTAGCACCTACATTAGCACCTTCTAATATTTTATCATTTACTCTTTGAGCTGCTTTTATTTCATCTAATTTTTCAAGAACATTATTTTTAGTTTCTTCTAAACTATTAAAATTAGTTACAGCAAAGTTTCTATTTTGTGTTAGATTATTTTGCAATCTTTCTAATACAAACTCACCACCTTCAGTTTTATTTAGATCAGGAGTTTTAAAACTTGTGCTAAGTATACCAAAATCTTTAGCTTGATTATCAGTTTCTTTTAATAATTTTTTAGCATTATCTAGCTCTGAAAATAAACTATTAAGTTCTAACTCTTGTAATGTCTGTTGTGCTCTTAGATCTGCTTGTTGTTGATTTAATTCTTTTTGATTATCTAATCGCATCTGAGCCATCTCTTTTTCTTGAATGCGATTTTCTTTTAATCTTTTATGCTGACTTAAAAGCTGTGGTAGTTGATTAGTAAAAAAGTCTGCTAAAGGACTTGTAGGAGATGCATAATCTCTAAATCTTAAATTACTTGACATATTATCCTACCGGATTAAAACTAGCACCCATCTGTCCTAGCTTAGTTATTTGATTTAAGAAATCAGAAACATAATCTTCTCTTAGATCTTGCACACCTGACTCAAGAGAGCTTCCTAGTTTTTGTCTTTGAGATTCAAGATTACCTAGAGTTTTACCTTTTAGTTCTGCTAGTCTTTTTCCTGTTCCTCCAAATCCACTACTAACACCTGCTCTTCTAGCTTGAGAAAATAAATCAGATAATTGACTTCTAGCACCAGCTTGTGCTTGATCTAATCCCATTTGAAATGATTCTTGTAATTTTCTTTCTTTAAAAGGATTATATTCTTCAAAATCTTGTGTATATTTTTCTGCATCTTGTAATCCAAATTCAGTTCTTAAATAAGATGCTAATGCTTGAGGATCTTTAGCTAGACCTGATAGCTGTGAAAAATCTGATCTGTCTATATTTTGAACATTAGTTAAGCCTGAAACTTCTGGTAATGAATATTGACCTGATGATACATCTTCATCTAGTTGCTCTTGTTCTTTTTCATCAGCAATCATTTGAGCTAATTGATCAAATGTTTTACATTCTCCCTTTACATTAAACATTCCCATTGGACATCCACCTTGAGTATAGTCACTTATTTCACCACCATTTTGCATTTTCTTAACATTTAAATATTCACCTAGTCTCATAATTAACCTAATCCTACTTTACCTGTGCCAAATGAAAACTTACCTTGATTGAATGTTGGAGTTCCTAATCCAATTCCAGATCCAAGACTGCTTCCAACTTTTAACCCTTCTGTAGCTGTTTCACCAGACTTTTTAAATAAATCACTAAATTTAAAATCATCTAATCCAGCATCCATACCAGCTGTAAGACCTGCACCTAAAGCACCTGTTATCTGTTGTTGTAATAAAGTATCTTCTGCTATTTTTTGATATTCTCTTAAAGCATCTCTTTCTCTATCTTTTTGAATATCGAACATTTGTCTTTTATCTGTTAAGAATCTACCTTGAGATGTAGGACTAGCATCTATATTAACTCTTTTATCTCTAAGTAATTGACCATCACTAACACTACCACCTAATAAACTACCTAAAGCACTTCCTCCTCCAGCTACTAAAGCAGCTCCTATTGGACCAGTTGTGGCTATTAAAGCTGGAGCTAACAAACTTCCTAGAGTTCCTCCAATGCTAGAAAATAAACTTTTTTTCCTAGCTTTCTTTTCTGCTTTAGACTGAGCTTTAGCTTGTTTTTCTAAAAAGTCTAGTCTATCTTTTTCTAGTTTTTGTTGTTCTGCAGCGTATTGAGCTGCCATTCTAGCATTAGCTCTTCTAAAAGACATATTTTTCTCCAAATACAAGTATGTATATTTTAATCATAAATAACTTTTTATTCAAACTATTTAAGTATATTTTCCAACTATTGTTACACTTACATAATATAGAGTTGATGTTGGATCAATGGCTATTTGCATAATCTCAGCAGCTGAATATGTATTTGTTTCACCACTAAAATCAAATGTATATACTGTATTGTAATCAGTTGAATCAAAACCTATTGTACTCATGTTTTGTGAAACACTTGAACTATAACTTGAACCATTTTTATAAAGTGTTATACTTGTATTACCAGCTATAGTTGCTGCACTACTTGGTCTTGTTGCACAAACATATATAGTATTGATTTTTAAATCATATGGAACTATAAAAGTAGTATCATCATTACCAAAAACACTTATAGAAGATTGTTCTGATGTTGAACCTCCAGCTATTGGAATAAATCTAAGGAGTGAGGTTCCTGCATAAAATGCAGATGTTAAGAAAAATCTATCAGTTGAATCTACATAAGCTTTGATACTTTCACTACTAGATACAGATGTAGAACTAGCACTACTCATATCATCATTATCTATTAAACTTGTTATATATCCACCACCATTAAATCCAACTCTTTGAACATCTACAATTCTTTGATTGTTTAAATCTAATGTACTGTTAAAAATAGAACTACCATTTATAGTTATATTAGGTATTGGCGATGATGAGCTTTCTTTTATTTCTATACCAGATGTAAGAGTACCTGCTACAGCTATTTTAAAAGATAATTTACCATCTTCTGTTCCATTACTAGCATCAGATATTTCACCTAATATAGATGCATAATTTGTAACATTACCACCATCATCATCAGTCTTAAAAAGTATTAAACCTATATCATCTCCATCAGCTCCAACATTATCATCAGGATTAATATCAAAATGTAGTTGTGCACCTGAACCAAACTGATTAGATGTATTTTTAATTTTTAAAGTAGGAGTACCTGTACCTGTGCTTATAACTTCAAATATTCCACTTGTTACAGTTACACTACCACTAGATGTTAGCTGTAGATCACTACCATCTCCTAATATATGTTCACCTGCATCACCATATATAACTTTTACATCATTGTTTAAATTAATATCTCCTGTAACAGTACCACCTGATAATGCCATTTTTGTATCAGCATATGCTTTTATAGACTGTTGTGTAGCTAAAGCTGTATTGCTATTGCTTGACATATCATCTTCATCATTTATAGCAGTCATTTCAGTACCACCAGCTATTGAAAATTTATCAGCATCTAAAGAATCTACATTAGTAATATCATTGTCTCCAAAATCAACATTACCTGACATAGTGCCACCAGTAAGAGGTAATCCAGGTGTAGATATATTAGTTATTGTACTATCTTGATATATATATAATCCATCAGACTTAGCATATAAAGTTATAAATTCAGCTTGAGGTGCAGAAGGAGGGTCTAAATCGCATTCTTTTATTTCTATAAAACCACCTATAGAGGTGCTTCCAGTTTTATTAAAACATCCTATTGCTACTTTAGAAGCTGCAGCTGCAAAATTTGGAGTTATTGAAGCATTTAAGCTAATTATTTTTGCATTACTTGGACTAGCTGTTGGTATTTTTAATCCTAAGTAATTAGTATTTGCTGTATTAGCTAAATTTGTAGCACCTGTAATAAATCCACCTATATTATTATCTCCTGAACCTAAACCTAAATATCCAAATGAATTTGCTATACCATCTTTTCCTATCTTAGTAACAAAATTATTATCACTACCAGCACCATCATCAGAAGTTCCAGACTCTCTACCAATTAATTTTCTAAGCTTACCATCTCTATCAGTAAAGTCTAACTCTGTGCTATCTGAAGATAATCCTATTTTAGCTTGTTCTCTTTTAGTATCTCCAATATGTAAACTTTTAGAAGATACAAACATTTTTCTCATTGGTTTATCAGGAGTGCCTAAACTACTAGCATTTGGAGTTTCTGGAACTATTTGACTAGATGCATTTAATGTTTTATACCATCTACCTAAAGCTTTAAAATAAAGAAATACACCTTCATCAATCTGTCTAATAGAAAAATCACCATCATTACCCTCTGAATCTATAGGTTTATGTTTTTTTATTTGAGGCTTTTCTTGCTTTCTTTGAAATATACCTCTAGTTTCTCTACCCCAAGCCATTATTTAATATTTTTTTCTCTGTAAACTACACTAAGATTATCTATTTCAAATTCAGAAGGAACTTCTTGACCACTTTCAACATTTAATTTTAAACCAAAGCTAAATACATTATTAGCTTCACTAGATACATTAGGCTTCAATACTGCTTGTGTCCATTCTGATTCTTTTGAACATTTTACACCAGTTAAATCAAATCTATTTGTTCCTTGAAAAACAGAAGCTTTTTGATAATTTGAAAATAACTCAAGATCTCCACTACCATCATATTCAACAGCTCTAAATGCTATAGCTATATCTGTATCACTACCTGATGTAAATTCAAATGTATGAGTTCCTGATGTTCCTATTATAATATGACCTAAATCATTATTATCATCTATAGTATTAGCATGAGTATTATGTGTAGTAGTAGCAAATGCCATAATAGTGGGAGCTTTTCTGTTAGCGAATGCAGTTGTACTTTGAATGTATCTATAATAAGTAACATCTACTCTATAAGTAGAATTTTGCTCAACTGTTATTGGTTGATAAAATATTATATCACTATCAGAATCATTCACAATTTTAGCTTTTTGATTAACTATTTCTGCAACACCACCATCATTAGCAGCATGAACTTTCCATGATGAGCTACTTAAATCTATTTGATTACCTGCACTAACACTTGCTTGACTATGTCCTGTTTTAAAATGATGATTTGAAACTAACTCACTAGTTCCAGAGGATGTTTCTACAAGCTCTCCTCCACTACCTACTGAAGCTTCTGATGTATCAAAAGATAAAGCTTCTCCATAATTACCATTAGTGCAATATTGAGCAATAACATTTGTTACTCCTTTTGATCTAAATGATAAGTATGCTTTATATATTTTTTTTCTAACATTAGGTTGTCCAAAATCTAAATCTTTAAAAAATAAACTAAACTCAGTATTAGCTTGTTGTTCATCTTCCCATCTTAGTGTAGAGAGTTCATTACCATTTAGTTGAGCAAAGTGTGGTATTCCTGCACTATTGATAGCAAAATTACTTCTTTTATATGCATAATTACCTAATGCTGCACCTACAAAGCTTAAAGAGTTTTTTACAAAATCATATATCCATCCATCATTAGAATAATTATCTGTAAATCCAAGAGATACTAAAAGTTTTTTAGCTGTGGGTATATATGTTATTGCAGGAGATTTACTGCTATCTACATTCCATCTCATATTAGGAGTTATTCTTCTACCTGAATAAGGACTTAATAATTGTTCTACAAGATTAATAGCTTGATTCTCTCTATAGATATAAAGACCTTTACTATTTATCCAACATATTCCATATTCTGTAGATACTACTTGAGTAGGACTAAGTACACCTAAGTCTGTAAATTTAGTTTCTACAAACTCTGTACCATCTTGAGCTATATTTATTACATATACAGCTTTCTTTTTAAATACTAAGAGTCTATCTCCAAAACCTTCTAAAGCTGTTATTTGATCTCCATCATTAGCAGCTACATCCATTTTATGAGTAATAGGAAAAGTATCATATTGTGGATTACCTTCAAAGTTTATAGGGCTTCTTATAATTCTATCAGGAAAAGTTTTAGCTTCTCCTCCATCTATAGTTTGATCTTGTAATATATTACCAATATAAACTCTGTTATTAAATATAGTATGACATTTAAATCTTGCATGAGTAACTTCAGAAGATCCGTATCCATTTAGCATATCATAAGTAACTGTTTTAGGCATATTTTCAAACTTAAAAAAAGAATCTTGATCATTAGTATCATCTGCATCTTTACCTATAACTGTATTAGGACATTCATATACATTAGAGCCTTCATGATTCCATTTTGTAAATTCTGTTTCATCAAACTTTTTACAGCCTTTTTCAAAATCTATATCCATTAAATGATATTTTATACCTTCACCATCATCAGGATCAGAATAATAAACTCTAGCACCTGTTATTCTTGAATTAAAGTTTTCTGAAATATTTGAAGATAGAGTATAATCAACTGTTACAGCTAGATAAACAGCTTTATCTGCAGCTACTGAAAATGCATCAACTATTTTAGTAGTGCCGGACTCTTGAGATCCATCATATATATAAGACATATATATAGGATAAGAATTAGCTATCCAAGTCCCTGTTCCCTGATCATCTACATTAATCTTTAAAGTATCAGCTGTACTGCCAACTGTGCCTCCATTAGAATCAGTTCCATTAAATTTGCCTGGAGTTTCTGAACCAAGTGTATTGCTAAAAGTTGAATCAGATGGAATTAAAAGTCTAGTAGTAGTTGTAAACCAATGATTTAAAGCTAATTCAGATCCACTATCTTTAAATAAAGTTCTTTTAATATGACCATGCCAAATGGATTTAGCATCATAGTTTCCAGAACTATCTAGTCCAAATAGATTATTATAAATTCTTAAAGCAGTATCTGCAAAATAAAAATTTAATGATCTTCTATCTTCTCCAACATCAGCACCTATATCTATAATATCAATATCCCAATTATCATCTGAAGAATCATATATAGCTACTTTATCTTTAGCACCTACAGCAAAAAACTCTATACCATCTTCTGATAAACTAGGGGTAGTATCTAAAGCACCAGTACTAATCATATTATAATCATGAGAAAAATGAAAAAATGAGCTTCCTGATTCAAATCCTAATGCTAAATTAGAATCACTAACAGAAGGAGTAGTACCACCAACTGCTTTTCCAGCCATTCTAATTCTACCTTTTTCATCAAAGGCTACAGATTTAGCTTTAATTACTTGATTGTCTTGAACATCTCTAGGTGAATCTATACCATTTATACCACCTGAAAAGTCTGACTGATTGTATATTTTTTTAGGCAATTATTTTTTCTCTATAACATCTTTTAAAGCTTCTTGTATAGATTCATATAATGCATCTAATAGTTCAGCTTCAGTCTCTTCTGAGATCATTGGTAAATTAATTTTTTTATTTAACTGTTTAATAACTTTTTCTTTAGTTTCATCATTTAAAATCATTTCAACAGCAATTTTTTTTATTGCAACAACTAGCTTTTGCATTTATTTTCTCCTTTAAATCAAATATTTGTTCTTCTAATTTTTCAAATCTTTTATCTTGTTCTTGAAATATATCTGTTATTTCATCTATAATAGGAAATCTTTTTCCTAGTTTTTTATCTATCATATCTAAAGCTATCTGTGTAATCTTATTATGTAAGCCTTTGGTAATTATCATTTATACACCTATTTTATCCAGTTCTTCATTAAGAACATTATAAAAACTTTCATCACCTCTATCTTTCATTTTTTGAACCATATCTTTATAACCCATGATCATAGTTTGAGATGATATAGCAAAACCTATTATTTGGGCTTTATATCCTTGTATAATAGCTATCATATTTTCAAAGTCTATATCAGCACCAGTCATATCATTTATTAAGTTAAGATTATCAATAGTAGCAGGATTGATAAGAAGACTATCAATGTAAAACAAAGCTGCGATAATACTTCCTCCATTAACTGCAAATCCTCCTGCTTGTATCCCTTTCGCCTTGCGTAGTTTAGCATTGAGCCTTTCAGCTTTTGCAAGTTCTTCAACATCTTTAATTCTCTCTTCTTCAATAGGTTTTTTAATTTCTTCTTCAACTTTATCCCCAGGCTTTCTTGAAAACATACCCTCAGGAACATCAGTTCTTTTTTTATCAACTTTAAGTTTTCTTGTAAATGATATGCCACCATCTTTATTAAGTCCACCTTGAGACAATTCATTTGCTTTCTTTCTTTATAAAGCTTATTAAAGTATCGTTAGAAGATTCTAATGCATTTATATCTTGTTGTATATTTTTTTGATTAGATATAAGTTTTTCTACAATACCATATACTTTATTATTATGCTTTACTATCTCATCTTGCATTTCTCTTATTTCATTGTCGAGAGTATCAAGCCTATTATTGAGATTGTGATTAAAATAACTGGCAAACCATTTAGCAACAATACCAACACCAATAATAAACACAATAACAAGAAAAGTAGGCAAACCTTCTTCACTAATAAGATAAAGCAAGTCATCCATTCTTTTTTATCTCGTTCCATGCTTTTGCAAAAATATATATAACACCACCAATCATAGTTATAATTCTTAACCAAAATGGTAGCCAATCTACAAAACTCATACTTACAGTTGCTGTAGGTATAGTCAAATCTTTAATAGGAATAGCTTTTAATGTATCTATCATACTTCACAACTCCTTTTAAACCAGCCTACCCAAAATCTTTCTTGGCTTGGTTTTTTCATTACAAGTTCTGCATAAAACATTACTCTATATGCTCTAAGTCTAAATGGCTCTACATTACTAGCAGCTCTAATTGTAGCTGGACCTATACCTCCATCTACATCAATCTTTTTTGCATTTTTACTATTACAAGCTTCTTGCAATATCTTAATAGCTCTTCCACCACCCATATTAACAGCCATATCAAAATAGATATGGCGAAGGCGATCAGGAAGCTCATCAACACGATACCTATCCCAATAGTCTTTTTTATAAAGTTCTTTAGCTCTTTCCACAGTAAGCTCTTTGATGTCCTCATCTGGATATGCCCTTTTGCTTATCCCATACTTAGTTTCACCTCCTGCATCTTTAGGATCATCTACATAGCCACCTTCATGTTTTATAACTATTTCTATAATTTCATCAAATTTAACTAACAATATAAACTACTCCTTTCGGTTGATAATAATTCAACACTAATGTGGAAGATGAGTACCATCTATATGGATTATTTATCTTCATCTTCAATCATTCTTTCAAGAATCTCTATAGCACCTAAGCACCTTTGTGCAAGATTAGCATACTGTTGTTGTTGCTTTACAGCTTCTTTATATTGGTTTTTAATTGATTCTAATTCCTCTTTTGGAGTTGGTTTTTTTATTTCTTTTTTTTCTTCTACCTTATCCAAGTGTTTCTCCTATACCTTTATTTTCTAGTTGTTCATAAGTTTTTACTGATGGTTTGGCTCTTTTTTCTACATTAGCTTGTAAGTATTCAGATACTGCTGTTTTAATAGTATTTTTACTAGCATTTGACCTAATTGAGCTATCTTCCCAGTCATAATAATTATCATCTGCATCAGTTATACCTATAACCATAGAGCTATAAACTCCATCTGCCATTTTTTTTTCTAATCTAACTATTGTAGATGCTTTTGCTTCATCTTCTGTAAATAGTGCCATTTTTATCCTTTATTTTTATTTATCTACTATTCTCCAATTACCTACTGTATCACTACTAGCTGCAATACAAACCAAAGTACATCCTTCTTTATTACTTAAAACATAATCACCATCATTTACAGTACCTATTTTTTGCTCACCACTACTGTTATTATGCTTAATGGTAACTGTATTGCCACTTGTAATTTTTATTAAATGCAGTATTTGACCTAATCTTCCACCATTTAAACCATCAATAGTAATATTTCCACCATCTGCATCTAGCTTAATAACACTTGTATCTGAAACACTTAAATTGCTTGATACACTAGTAACAGTTGATGGAATCTTATATCCTACAGCACCATTTATTTTTAATTTATACTCTGGAGTAGTTGTAGCTATACCCACATTACCATCTTCAGTTAAAGTCATTATATCAGTAGTGTTACTTTCATCTCTAAATAATAAACCTGCTGTAGTACCATTAACTTTACTTATTATTCTAAACTGGTCTCCATTTGTAGCTGTATTATTAAGTGATAGAATAGATTGACCAGCATTTGTAATCTGTACTGTGCTAGTATCAGTTGCACTAAAAATATTTAATCTAGTATCAAGATTACCTGATCCATCTAATGTGCTAATAATAAATGAGTCATTACTATTATTATAACCAACTTTTGACTTTACAGTACCTGCTTCAGCAAACTGTATAACTTGATGACCATTTGTAGCATTATTGATTCTAAAATCACCTTGTTCAAGATGTAACTCAGCTCCTGGAGTATCAACTCCTATCCCTACCCTTCCTGTAAAACTAGCACCATAAGTACTTCCTGTTAAAGATAACTTCATAGAACTGTCATTACCAGCACCATCCTCTATAACCTTTAAACCTGAACCTAATTCTTCATTATCACTTGTTCCAACATTAAGTATAGACTTATAAGTTGCTGAAGGTTTTTTACTTGTAAAATCTGCCATATTTAAATCCTTTTATTATGTATCACTTGTACTATCCCAATCTTGCCAATTAGTTGAATCTACATCATCCCAGTTTACTGATGTTAATTTTATCCAATCTCCATCAATTAATGAGCCTATTATAGTAGTACCACCTTTGACTAGACTTGAAATTAAACTAAGCATTATGAGCCTAAATAAAGTACAGCTGCACCAGATGTTAAATCAACTGCTGTAAATCTACCAAATATAGTTACTCCTGCTGGAAATATATCTGAACTAAAAGCATCGCCATTTGTGCCTGGTCCAGCAGATGATTGAGATGTAAATTCACCTGATTCAACAGTAGTTCCAGATGCAAAAACTGTATCCTCAATAAATGTTATAGCTACTATAACTGTATCAGAAGGAGGAGTATATGTATTTGTATCACTAATATAAGCAACTCCACCTTGTCCTAATCCAAGATTTTGACTCTCTTGAACTGTAAATTTTCTTATTCCACCTGCCATTTCTGACTCCTATCTTATAGATGCACCATGAGGTGCTATCTTTCTTATTGTATTAATTTTAGCATTATCATTCTTTTCAACTATTCTATAAAACTCTTTCATTAATACTTGTTTTAAATTAAAATCACCGAGATCTTCTGCTATTTTAGCTTTTACAAAATATACTACTGCTTTAGATAGATATTCTGAAACAGGTAATTCATCTGATTCATCACTTAATACATCTACATCTAAGTATACATCAAAAGATTCTGTTACTGAGCCACCATTATACTTAGTTTTTAGTGTTAATGTAGTAGCAGAACTAATAGTAGCTTTTACTTGATGTAATCCATTAAGTTTATCAGATCCTCTTATGAGTATAAATTCATCAACATTTATACTTGTAGAAGGTATAGTTATTTCTAAAGTTCCTTGACCGGATGTTTCATTATAAGCAGTTGCAGTTATTTTATCATCTACATCATTTATTCTATATTTAGGACTGTATATATATTCTAATTCAATACCATTTGTAACTGACTCTGTAGGTGATATAAATCTTGTTCTATGAAAGTCTGGTCCATAATCTCTACTATTTACATCATTATCTAAAGCTGTATCTTTTTCTATAATAGCAAGATTGCTACCCTTTATATAATAACCATACTCTTTTGGATTAGCCATTTATATTAACTCCTGATCATCATCTTTAGTATAAGGCTCAAACATATGTCTAGGTATAGATCTATATTCATTTTTACTATTAGAATGATTTTTACATCTTATATCAGTTACTTTTAACATATCAAGAGGGAACTCATAAAATCTTTTATTTTCTACTATATCTATTCTAACTGTAGTTATATGGGTAGGTGAAATCATATTTATTTCTTCAAGAGCATCTTTTATATAAGCTATTGCTCTACCTGTTTGAGTTATACCAGCTCTTTCCATTACTTCAAATACTTTCATTAAGAACCTCCTTGTTGTCTTGGAGCCATTATTGCAAATGCTTGATTGTATTCTTGTTTTAAATCTTGTAATCTTTGTATCATAAAATTATATTCAGTTTGTTGTTCTGCAATTTTTTGTTGATAAGTTTGAACTTCAGAGTTTACTAATGCTTGAAACTTTGATACATCTGTTGATACTCTTTGCAGTTCTAATGAATAATCTTGTATTGCAGCTTGTAAAGTTAAATCAGCTTCTTTTTGAGCATCTTGCATATCTAATCTAGCTTGTTCTATATTTCTTTGTATATTAGCTTGATACTCTATATTTGCATCATTAAATACATTTAACTGATTCTGCATAGCTTGTGAATAAGCTTGTATATAAGTAGATATTTTTTGAAGCTGTGCTTGTGCTAATTCTGTATCTTCTTCATCCTCTATTAGATGTGCTAAAGTAGTCCACCATTGATCTACCTCTACAGCATTACCATCAAAATCATCTATAGTATTTTCAGAATCTAACTGAACAATAGTTGTAAGCTCAATAGATCCATCACTTGCTACTGAAGGAGCTGTATATGTTGGAGCTGTAGGTAAAGCAGCTATTGATATTGCTGATACACTACCACCTGATATAGTAGGAGCAGAAGGTACTGATGCAGGAGCAGATGCACTTAAACTAAAAGTAGCTAATGTAAAAGATGATAAAGCATTCTGAAGAGACTTTATACTTGCATATATTACTACAAGATAAACTTTATCTTTAGGAAAGAATCTTATATCTTCTGAATCAAAAGCTAAAGCAGCTGCATCTGAATCTCTTTTAGGATCATTATTTATAAAATAAACTTTAAAAGCATCAGTAGTAGCACTAGGTGTGGGAAAAACATTAATCTTGCCATTATCTAAAATAGTATAAACAGGATTAAATTTTGAAGCAAAGTTTAAGCTATCAGGGTCTACTACTCTACCTTGCATAGCAGGACTAATATATCTACAGTTTCTCCAATCATTGTCAGTACCACCTTCTCTAACAATAGAAAGTATCTCACCTTTTACAGTAAAACTATTATTAGAAGTTTGTTCTGCACTTTCTGCTGTAAATAATATTTTATCTTTTGGATTTAATAGTATACATTTATTAGTAACATCTATAACTCCATCTTTTAAAAACTCTGAAAGTTCATTTTGAGTTGGAGCTGAAGATGAATCTATTGATAATCCTGTTAAACCCTCTACTTGTGCCTCAAATGTTGCCAAATTACCTTCCTCTCTAAGCCTTGACTAAGCCTGAATGAGTTGTTATTAAAATAAAGTAGCCCAAGAAGAAAGAAAAAATCTCTTGAGCTACTCTAATTTATTTATTAACTAGCTACTCCATCTACATGATTTACATCTTCTATATAAGAATATGCAAACCATTGTGTTCCATCACAAAAGATTTCAATCTTATCTCCAGGAACAGCAGCACTACCAACAAATTTAAGTCCATCTTTATCAGGACCTCTATTTACATCAGTATCTTCTAATGCTTCTTCAAAGTATATTAATTTATTTGAATCTCCAGTTGAGCCACCACCAACAGGTAAATCAAAACCCATTATTGATACATCTCCTGTACCAGCAACAGAAACTATGAATTTACAATGCCATCCTGCTATATCTAATGAAAGCTTTGGAAGATTAATTAAAAAAGCACCTAGTCCTTCTGTCTTATCTATTAAAAACAGTTTTCCAGAATCATTACTAGTAAGCTGTTTATTAGAATCTAGCTTTTCTACTAAGGTGTAATTAAATGATGGATGTGAGTTTACTTTTGCATTAGCCATAAGTTACTCCTTTCTATTAATGAGGTGCTGATTCAGGTATATGAGTTGATAATAAAACTAACAACTTTATTTTACCTGCACTAGCTACTGTATTAATATCAACATCTATGGTATCAGCTGATGAATAGTATTTTCCAGTAAATATTCCAGCTTCAGTTGCTGAAGATGAAATACCAAAACTGTGAATAGAATTAACAGTAACTGATCCAGCTGTTCCATCCCAACCATCAATAAAACAATCAGAATCGTCTCCATCACCAACATCTATATCCATTGATCCAGCTGTTATAGCAGAAGTTACTAGAACTTTAATCCCTAATACATATGCTCCAGCAGGAACATTAAATACAGAGTAAACTCCAGCTGTAGATGTTAAATCTAATTCTGATGATTGATACCATTTAGGATTAGCATCTAATATATTATCAAACTTATTTTGTCCATACATTGGATTTGCCATAATCTATCTCCTTATGCTGCTGTCCAGATAGCATGAGATTCAGGTAATGAGAACTCCATCCCAGCTTCTGTTAAGATTAAATCAACTCTTCTATCTACACCAGAGTTTTCAAGTGTTTGTACACCTACATATACTGAAGTGTCTCTATTTACTCCATTACCAATCAATGGTCTGTATGCACAGTTTTTCATGTTTAGAGCAAGTATCTGAACATTAGTTCCATCCATATGGATATTTCTAACAACATTCATATCACCATATACTGTTGATATAGTTGTTGTATCTAATCCTAATACTTTCTTTCTACCTGTTACTGCTAAATCAGCACTAAAGTTAGAATTAATATTAAGATTATTACTAAAGTATCCACCAAGCTTATGCAACCAATTATAGATAGCTGTTGAACAGAAAAATACTGTAGCCATACTATTGTTATATCTTGGATCTAAGTAGTTTGACATATCATCTAAGAAATCATCAGCTGTCTTAGTATTTGGATTTAAAGTAAAAGTGTTACCAAACTTAGATACAAAATCTACTGCACCTTGTGTGTATTGAATGTTATTAACTGTTCCTTGAGAACCAAATAATAAAGCTTGTTCAATATCATACTTATGCTCAATTAATTTATTTTTCCAAGTTCTAGCCCATTCATTTGGCTCATACTTAAGAACTGTAGCTCTTGCAGTATTTGTCATAGCACAAGAAGTCTTAAATATTTGAGTTAAACCAAAACCAGTTGAATATGGCTGATCAAACCAAGTTTCAGGATAACCTGAACCTTCAGAGTGAGCTGTACCTACAACATATGCTCTAGCTTTTTCTAATTGATCATGAACATTTAAAGCTGATAAAGCAGCTGCAGTAAACTCACCTAAATGATTTTCAGCTGTTGTATTACCACCCCAACCTGTAAGCTCAACATTAGATGTACTTGTAACAGGTCTTACAACTCTTAATTTTAAGACAACTGCATTTTCACCTGATTTAGTATCAGTATCAACTTCTTCAATAACACCTACAAAATAGTCTTTAGCTTCAAAAGCTGCTGCTGCTGTATCAGCTGCTGCATTATCATGAGTGTTTATTTTAACTAATTGATTAGGTAAGAAAAATGCTGGTGTAGTACCTGAAGCACCTACTTGAGTTGTTTGACTTGCATTACCTACTATATTTTGAATGTTACCAGATGATTTATAATCTGTTTCCATCTGAACATAAATAATATCATTTGAACCATCTATTAAGCCTGAATCAACAGTAGCATTATCATGAGCTAGAGTTCCTTTACTTGCACCCCATGCTGTTACATATGCATATTTTTTATGCCAAGATTTTCTTTCTTCTGTAAATTTAAAGCTTGGATCATCTGTAGGCTTCTTTGCCACAGATGAAACAAATCTAAAAAAAGGATCTTGAGCTATTGCTAACTCACTTACCTGATCTCCAAAATTAAACTTTCTTCTGAGATCCCCTGTATCTTTAGTAGAACCATCAGACCATGTACCTGTATCAGTTACATTTAAGTTTTCAGCTGGAGTAATTGAACTTATAAAATCAACTTTACCTGCCATTACTAACTCCTATTATAATTAACTAAAAAGATTATCTGCTCCATCATCTAATCCTTTAAGCATATCAAAAACTGCTTGATCTGGATTCTTTTCTTGTGGAGCACTATTCGCATTACTTGCACTTGTTGGAAGATTGCGAACTGCTTTCATCTGACCTAACATTTCTTCTTTTGTATTATTAGCTATGTTCTGTGCAGATTGCTCTTTATTCATTAGATAATAAATATCATCTATTGTAAGCTCTCTTGAATTAGCCCAAGTTTGCATTTCATCCATCTTCTCTTGACTCATACCAGTTCTTTGCATAAATTCTTGAATTTGTTGCTGTTCTTGATATTCAGTCAAAGCTTTTTGATTCTTCTCTTGCTCTTGAGCTAATCTTTGATTAACCTTGTTATCGGCTTCTCTATCAATCATTTGCCTAAGAGCTTTAGCTGAATCAGAATTAGGATCAGTTAATGCCTCTTGTCCATCAAATACAAAATCTTCACCAAACTGTTGTATAGGATCAGATTTGCCACTTATATGATTCTTCAATACATCTACTGCTGAAGGATCTTTTGATAAGTGATCAATCAAAGGTGCATATTGAGAATACTTTGAAGCATTATCAAGTTCTTGCTTTAACCTTTGAGCTTCTCTACTGGAATCTGCATATCGCTGTTTTAAATTAGCAGCTTCAGTTTTCCAGTCAATTTCCTCATTGACATTGTCTGCAGGAGTCTGTTGAGTTACCTGTTCTGGTTCTGTTTGAGTGGGCTCATCATAAACTTGCCCATTTACTTGTTGTTCTAAACTGTCAAAAAAACTATCAGAGCCTGTATCTTCTGTATCACCTTGCAATACTTCTTCAATTCCAGGGTTACTGTTGTTTTCTGTGTTCATTTATTTCTCCTAAATTATTATTATTTTTAATTACTATCCAAGTTTTTATTAACATTATTTTGAAAATTCTTAACAGTATTTTTTATATCTTTCTTTTTACTATCAAGCTCAGTTCTTAATATATTCCTAAGATTTCTTTGTTCAGCTTCTGTTTGAAGATATTCTCTATTCTGCCTTGTCTTATTTTGATTTTTATTTTTATCAATCTCCATTTCAGCTTGTCTAACTTTATCCTTAATACCAAGCTGTACAAGTTGTCTTTCAAGAGTTTCAATAGTTCCTTCTTTATCAGATAACTGATCTTTCATACCTTCTATCTGCCTTTGTAATTGTTTTACTCTATCCATTCGCTGTGCAATCTTTTCTTTATTTCTAATATCTGATTCTGCTAATACTGCTGTAGGATCTATAACTCCAGCATTAGCTAATTCTTTTAATTCTTGTAAGTAAGCCCATCTATTTACAGGTAGAGTAGATCCACCAATAATTCTTATATCAAACTTTGCAGTAGCATAATCATTCCATTTACCTATAGCTTGACCTAAATCATTATAGAGAGTTTTATTTATTTCTACAGTCTTTTCATTATCTAATGAATTAGGCTGTACTATTCTAAAAACTTTATGTGCTTTATATGTGGCTTGACTAAACTGTTTTACAACTTCTCCTATTTGAGCTAATGCAGGTTCAATAGAATGTTTTAGCCAATATTTTACCCTTCTAGTTCCATATTCATCCATAGCTAACATTCCTCTATAAGGCATATCTGCTGTAGCTTGTGTATCTCCTTGCATAGCAGAATATATACCTGCAAGATATTCCATATCACTTTTACCATTCTGAACAATACCAAAAAAAGCATTTGATAGCTGTGCCGGCATGACAGGAGAAGGCTGATCATGACCATGATTTACAGGTAATAATGCACCTGGGCTAGAAGAATATTTTTCCCAAGTTTCTGCATCAATACTACCTTCATAGTACATCCATCTTAATGAAGATCCTAATGAAGCATTATGTATCATAAGTTGATGAGCTTTATTTAACTCTCTTTGTTTTCCTACTAAAGGAGAAACTGCTGATATAGGATAAGGAGTACCTATCCACTTATAATGAAAAGGAACAATAGGATAGTCTTTTACATTAGAAGGCAATACTTTTTCTGATATTAATTGATCACCAATTACATGAGTAACTTGTATTCTATTATCATGAAATCTTATTGCATCTACTAATGTTTCATTAAACTGATCATTTTGATTTAATATTTTAAACTCTTTCTCAGAAACAACTTTATTCTCAATAGTTTCTAAGCTTTTCTTTATATCTTGCATCATTTGAATCTGTGCTGTTTGCAACTGATTCTGCATCATTTCTTGAGCATTTTTTATCTCAAGATCATATCTTTCTTGAAGCATCTGACCATTCTGTAAAGCTAAATCCATTTTCTTTTTTTGTTCTAAGAACTCAACTTGCATCTGTTCAGCCATTTTATTTATTTTAGCTTCAACTTGCATTGAGGCTTTATAAATTTTAGATGGATCTGCAGGTACTCTAAAAAATATGTTTACAAAAGGTACTTTAATCTTTTCATATAATTCATAATATTCAACTAAAGAATCAGTCTTTCCTTCAGAATCATAAGATGTAGTTATATCAGTTTGTAGAATATCTTTTTGAGTATGATCTTGAACTCTTTCAGATAAGCTATATTCTCCATCATTAGCTGTAGCTTTGTTTATTTTTCTAATAGAATCAGGATATAATTTTTTAAGATGAGACTTAGGTAACATCTTTTTAATCATTATATATGCTGCATCTCTAAATAAAGCATCTCTTGATTTAGGATCTACATATACATCAAATGGATCAGGCTGATGAACTACAACTTCTCCCATTCCATTATCTGCATCTTGATCTACAGCTACATGAAGATAGCCTAAAGATTTAGTTACTGCATCATTTACAGCATTAGATAAAAGAGATTGACAATTAGATGAACTCCAGACATAGTCAGCCATATCGCTAAATACAGCTGCTACATCTATATCACTACCTTCTCTACCAACTGCTTGCCACCTAGGTGTATTAGCAGTAGCATAATAGTTTAACATCTCTACTACAGGTGTTATTCTATTAATAGTAAATGAAGGCATACCTTGATCATCTAAAGCTTTCTTTTCATTATCACTAAGTTGATTATCATTAGCAAAATCATGACCTTGTTGATTTATATAAAGCCATTGATCTCTATGACTGCTTCTTAGTTTATTGTAAAGCTCTTTTACTCTCTCTGCTTTTTTATTAGCCATTATTCTCCAGCTTTATAACCTGGTTGTGTATAAGTTGCAACAATGTCTCCAGCTCCACCAGAACCACCATGAGCTTCTCCTCCACCCATCATCTTCTTCATCTTTCCACCATACATCATCTTCTTTTTCATTTTACCACCATACATTTTTTTAGGAGCTTTCTTCTTCATCATACCACCCATTTCCATCATCATATCATCATCCATATCTTTCATCATACCACCATGCTTCATCATTCTTTTTTTCATCTCCATCATGCCTTTTTTCATTTTGCCACCATGACCATAGCTCATATTATTTTTCTTCATTTTTATTCCTTTGTTGTTAGATTAAATTATTTACCTGCTTGATAGCCTGAATGTGTATGCACAGTAACTACATCTCCACACCCTGCATTAGGGTTGCTTGTAGATGTTTGACCACCATGCCCCATCATTCTCATTCCTTGTCTAAATTCTGGTTTAGCTGGTATAGGAGCATCTGGCATATATCCACCATCTTGAAACTTTAATCCTACTCCACTATTACCCTCTACTTTTTTATCTTTAGCTCTTTTATTTAAAATAGACTTTAATCCTTTTATCATCTTACCCATAGGAGTAACTTCTTTTTTTCTTTTAGCTTTCTCTTTATCAATTTTAGCTTGAAAAGCTTTTTGTTTAGCAGCTTTATCTCTTTTTTTACCTGCTACTTTAGCAGCTTCTAAAGCTTTAGATGCCTTACTTTTTTTAATATTAGATTTTAATTTACTTTGTTTAGCTTCGATGTCTTTTCTAAACTTTGATTTTAAATTACTCTTTTTAAAATTTGGATCAACTTTATTCTTGCCTTTACCTGTTAATGGTTTAGCAAGTGCTTTTTGTATATCACCTACATTTTTAACTTCTTTACCTGTTAGTGGATTAAAAGCTTTTTTACCTGCTGCTAATCTTTTAGCTAATGTTCTAGCTTGACCAGCTGATAATCCTTTTTTATCTCTTCTAAATTTCATATCAGTTAAAGGAGAATCAGGTATAGTTTTTTTCTTTGCTGGTTTTTTAGCTTTAGATTTAGTAATAGGTAAATCTTTTTTCTTTAATAACATCTTTTGTCTTTTATTTATAGCTTCTGTTGAAGCTTTAGATGTTTTTACACCCTGAACTGATCTTAATTTTTTAAGAGTATTTCCACCAAGAATACCATCAACTTTTAATCCTGCAGCTTTTTGAAAAGCCATAACACTTTTTTTATTGTTAGGATTAATTTTTTTAGCCATTTCTCTTAGATTTACAGGCTGTTTACCAACAGAAAATCCAGGCATTCCTCCAAAGTTTGTTTGACCACCTTTTTTCATCATAGGTATCTTTCCTTTCTGATTTATAGTGTCCAAAACTTTTTTACCTAATTTATCAACACTAGACTTTCTAATTATATATTCACCACCTTCTAACTCAACAGGCTGTTGTTTTGCTACTATAGCAGGGATACCACCTTTTTTATGAGATGGACCAGAGAGAATACCTCCTTTTTGTTTTTTCTTCATCATACCAACATGACTTGCAACTCTTTTAGATTGACCTAAGTGCATCTTACTAGCTTTTTTAAGCTCTTTTACCATGTTCTTTAAATCTTTTACACTACCTGGTTGTACTGTTATTTCACCACCTTTTTCTTTATAGCCACCTCCAGCTGATTTATATTGTTTTGCTAACATTTGAGCCTTTCTAGCTGACCATTGTCCAGGATTTCCACCTTTTGAACCAGCTTTAATTTTATTAAATAAATTTTTTCTCATTCCTGGTTTAGTATAATTACCAGCTTTATTTACAGTTGAGCCACCTTTTGACATTTCTATTATACCCCCATCTTCACAATTCCATTTTCGTAAAGATTTATTTATTCTTGAATTAGGATCATTTGCAGTCTTTGCAGATGTAAGTTTTGCTTTCATTCCTTTCATTCTGGAACAGAAAGACTTTCTTCTTTTAGCAGCTTTGCTACCAGGCTTTAATTTAGAAGGTTTAGTAGTTACTGCTGTTTTTAACTTAGAACCAGGATTAGCTCTTCTATAAGATGCTACTCCTTTTCTATTTAAACCACCACTAGGATCTTTACCCTCTTTTCTTTGCCATGCAGGAGTTTTACCACCCTCTTTCATAACTTTACTAGCTTGAGTTACTTTCTTAGCTAAATCTTTACTATACTTAGCATTCTGTTTACCTTGTGCTGTAGCAGCTTTTTTCTTTCTATTAGTAGCTGCTTTCTGTGCTGGTGTAAGACTTTCTCTTACAGACTTAGGCAAATATCTACCCCTTTGAGATTTAGGTTTATTTTTATCAGATGGATTTACATAATCCCAATCTGAATCTGACCATTTTTTTAAAGACTTTTGTGATTTTGCTAATGACATTATGCTACTACCCAACTTTTTGCTTTTGGTTTTCTTCTGCTGTATTTACCTTTTGTTTCGGAAATACCTTTTATAGGATAACTATATTTAACTGCATATGCTAGTGCATCTATGCAATCATCATGTGCCATACGAGGTCCAAATGTAAGAATTTCTTGCCTTAGATCATAGTCATCTTTTTTAATATGTATCTGTCCTGTAGAAAATCTAGCTGAAAGCACACCTTGTATTCTATCTCTTTTTGACTGTCTTGTACCAGGTTTTTCTGCTTTAAAATTAACACTAAAGTTATTTTTTCTTCTCATCTCAGACATTAAAGATTGCATTACAGGTTTAGACATAGATGTATCTTCTATAGTAAATAAACTAGGATGATATATATTATTCATATCAAATATATAATCTACTATTCCTTTGCTATCTTCTCCTGTAATACCAAGAACAGGTATACTTCTTTTTTTAATATAATCTAATACATAAAGATTATTATTTTCATCAACTGCAACTATCATAATTACAGAAAAGTCTGCATCTCTTCTTTGAGAATCTGTAGCAGGATCTACTCCAGCAAATACATTTACAGGTAACACTCTACCATCATCTAATGTTAAGAATGATATGCCCTGCTCTGGCTCATGTAAAAAAGTACCTTCATACTCTTTAATATGTCTTCTAGTCCATATAGAATCATCTTCTGATTGAACTTGCATCATATATTCTTGCCAAAACTTATTAGGCTGACCAGAGTCTAAATAAAACTTTTTCTTTCTTTCTAATTCTTTTTTAGGAAACCAACTATTCCAAAGTGCATTCCCATCATCCTGAAGAGCTTTAAATAGTTTAACCTTCCAACTAAAGTCTTTACCAGACTTACTAGCTTTTTGATAATTTACGATTAGATTATTGATAAAACTGTCAAAGTGAACAGGTGTACCATTAATTCTCAATCTTCCTGTTTTAGGTTCTAAGGCTGGAAAAACTACTGCTGTAATAAGATTACTATTCTTTGCTCTTGCTTCAGGAGTGATGGTATTATTTTCATCTTCAAAATCATCCAATACAATTAGATCATATCTTTTATGCAACTTTGCTCCACCTCTAATACCTGAAATGTTGGATTTAGAAATTAACTTACATCCATTAGACATCTCTATATCTACCTCTGTCCACTTTTTGCCTTTTAAATCACCAAAATAGTATTGAATCTTTTCATTCATTTCTATATGAGATTTAATATAGTCCATATTACCAGTAGCCAACTTTGCTGTAGCTGACACCCAGCCATAGAATAAAGGATCTGGCTTACTTTTTACAAACCCCCATTCAAAATCTTTTTGATTGAAACAGAAAGATCTCATTAAATCTGCTTTTGTTAATACTGTCTTTCCATGACCTCTAGGCATAATAATAGCTAACTGCTTTATGTCTTCATCATTTATACAATCTGCTATTTCATAATGAAACCAAGGTGTTTCACTTCTCATAAAATCATCAGGTAAGAATAATTTACCAAATGCTATAATATCATTATACGCTAGATGTAGTGCCTCTTCTTCTTTAGACACATTATGTAGGTTTATATTAGCCAATGCCTAATCTTTTTAATGCTCTATCTACTTTAGAATGTAGATCGCTTAAACTATTTTTTATATCTTCTATTGCATCATCATGAACAACTATTAGTTCTTTAGCAGTAACAAGATATTCTTCTATATCTTTAATTCTTTTTATTTCTTCACCACACTTAGCATCAGTAATATCTAACAAGCTTTCTTCTATTTTCTCAACTTCTTTTTTAGCTTTTGATTTAGGCATATAGCTCCTTAATGTTTCATCCCAACTGGATGTGGTTTACTATTAGATGGTCATATATGATAGCCTTTAGGTATCTGACCACCTTTCTTTTTAGATTTTTTTATAGAATCTATATAAGTTCTATATATACTAGCTTGAGGTATCTTTTTAGCAGCTCTTGCTCTTTGTTCCATAGCTATCGCAGCTTGAATCTTATGAGCATGAGTTCTACCACTATTTTTTATTTTCCTTACAGATCTTTTAGAATCTTCTACAGTAGCAAACTTTAAGCCATGTATAGTTCCTTTAGGATTCTCATCTGTATATAAATCTGAATGCAGTTTTGATCCTGCTGGTTGTCCTGGCTTTCTAGGTATTCTACCACCTTTTTTAAATTGATCTCCACCTCTCATTGGCATTCCTGCTGTAGAGGTTTGCATTACTTTTTTCTAGGTTTCTTTTTGCCTCCCATGCTATACATTCTTCTACCATCAGGTATAACTCCACCTAAAGCAAACATAAGTCTTAGTAGTATTTTTTGAGGTATTTTACCACCACCAGCGAATTTTATAGTAGAATCATCAATTATTTTTAATGCAGGATTTACATTTGGATCAAGAAATGGTCTATAAGTTCTACCTGTTGCAGGAGCATCTTTTCTACCTGCTTTAATCATTTTTTCTTTTGCTTTAGCCCAATCTGCATCTGCTTTTTGTTTAGCCTCTAACTTTTTAATTTGATCTTTTAAATTTAATTTCTTTGCATCTGCTCTTGTAAACTTAGGATCTCCTGATGAAAAATAATTCTTTTTAGGTTTTTTTAATAGATTTTTTAACATCTTTAACAAACCAACATTACCTCCACCACCAAGAGAACCCATTACAAGATTAGCTATTCGTTCTTGATACTCAGGAGACATCATTTCTTGAATAGTAGCTTCTCTTTGAGTTATAGTAGCATCACCTGGATTAAACTCTGCATAACCACCTTTTTGCATATAGCCCATCTTATTTCTAACTTTTTCAGGTAGTTTAGCTAACCCAGGATTTTTATCTGCATCTACAGGCTTTAGCTGTCCACCTTTTTTATATTTCCTTGACATCTTTTTAGAGTATTGATCTATAGGTATGCCTCCACCTTTGCCTTTCTTCTCCATCTTTATTGGATCACCAGTCATCTGAGACCAAGCTTTTGCTTTTGCTATTCCTTCTTTAGTATAAGGAAATTTAACTCCACCTACATCTGGCATATCTACTCCTTTAGTTGAGGTCTAACAGTTGCTTCTATCTGTTCAGGCTTAAAGCCTTGAAATAATGCACCTGTAACTTCTGTTACTTTATTAGTTTCTTTAAGCTCTAGTATCTCTCCTAGCTCAAATAATGCTTTTAGTTTATCTGAATGCTTTGCTTCTTCATCTGTAGCAATATCTCTTATTCCTTGCAATACAAGTTCAGGTGAAATACCTAATTGTTTTAATACAGGCTTTAGTTCTTCTTTCATAGCTTTCTTTATTCTTTCAGATTTTACTAGAATACCTGCTTGTAATTTAGCATATTTTTTGTTATTAGTTCTATATACTTTTAGATATGCATCTTCTGGAGAAACACCCCTTGTCAAATGCTGTGCAAAAAGAGTTTCGTTGATTGTCAGTTTTTTTCTTACCTTTAATGACTGATTGCTAGTCTTTCCAGACATACTGTAGATGTTCTTTCTTCTTTCAGTATCCATCTTAATACTTTTTCTAGCTACAAAAGTGCCTGTACAAGTACCTATAGTATGTTCTACCCTTACCTTTCCATCTCTTTTAGCTAATACATTCTTTCTTAGAACTTGAATAATACATCCATCATCAGCTAGTACCCAATCTCCTATCTCTGCTAGTCTCCAATCTTTAAGATAGACAATATCTTTAGGCATCTCATCTAAGTCTTCATAAACATAATGATTTTGCTTTTTTATAGTATAGGTTCTCATAGTTTAATTTACAGAGAAAGTTTCAAAAATTGTAGCATTTTAGTAGAGGCTTTATTTTATATACCCCCACCTAGTTATAATTGATTTTGATTTCCAAAACTAGTTATTCCTGATTTTTCTCATTCTATACTTCTCAAAGCTTCCTATAGAATTTTTGTGTGTGGTTTGGAGATAGATGTTCACACTCTATATCTATGCTCCTTTGTCTACTACAGAGTGATACTATGAAAGGATACACATATGTTTATCAAAGTTTACAAGCAATATACAGAGAAAGCCAAGTGGCATTATACTTCAAAGCCAAGGCATACTGTTCAATTCGGAGAGTTCAACTTATCATACTCATCATCAAACTCTTCTGTTCCTACAAAGACTCACAACCTATGGTTGAATGATGAAGAGGCTCAAGCAGTAGCCTCAGAGTTTCCTGATGTTCTACACTTGAACATAGAGACCAAACAAGTGCTTACACCTGAGCAGTATTCTAATAGACACTTAGATACAGAGCAAGAATCTGAATCAGTACAGTTCTAGCATATGCAGCAGACAAGGGAGGTTATACCTCTCTTGTTTGTCTTTGTAGGCTTCTTTAAATGTTCTTGCAGTCTATAAATGCTGTGTTGCTAACAGTTAGTGTGTGGTTTGGTTTGTTAATAGTAGTTTATTAGCAAATAAATAATTAAATATAAAATTACTATCTATATATAAAATCTTATATAGACACATAGTAAAACACAAGGAGATAAAATGTTTAGTAGAATTATAAATAATTTAGAAAGTATATTAGTAGATAATAAGATATATGATTGCATTATCTTATCTAGTTTAGTTGTTCTAGTCTTTTGCTTCGGAGTAGTATATGGCTCTATACATAAAGAGAATGAGCTTATTCAATCAAGAAGAGCACAAGATAATTGGATGCAAGTCAATGGAGATTGTGTAGACTGTGCACAAGTCTGTACTGATTGGACTGAAGAACTTCCTGAATGTAAATATAAATAATTAGAGACGCTTTTGGAGATTGATAATCTCATGTCAATAAAAGACAACAAAAGTGAGTGTTGAGAAAATGTTCTCAACTAATCATAGTCAAGAATAATCAACTTACTATGGATGACCTAAGTATGTCATCGGAATGACTCAGATACCACACAACTGCTTAAAGCTTTGGTTAGACTCCCACAATAATGTAATGATTGGCATAGTCGATATTTATGCTGTGATGTTCTAACCCATCCTAAGCATGATGTAAAACTGCTTACTTATTAACAACTTATAAACAAGGAGACTACAATGAATGAAAGACAATTCTTTGATAATGGATATGGTGTATCTATTATAAATAATCAGTTTAGCTATGGCTTAGAACTAGCTGTATTAAAAGGAACAAAAGATGATTATGATATCTGTTATGATACACCTATAACTGATGATGTAATAGGTCATCTTGATAATAAGACTTTACAAGAAACTATTGAACTTGTTAAAGCTTTACCAAAAGAGGAGTAAATAAATAATGAAAAAAATAGAAGAATACTTATCAACTAAGTTTTGGGAGAATGTAGATCATTTAGAAAAAGATTGGAAAGATTACTATGGTAAGGATACTCCAATAAATAGAAAAAAGATACTATGGGATTCTATGGTTCTTCTTATGAGATCTGAAATAAGAGGATCATCTGTAGATGAGACTATAAAAATATTTAAAGATC